CCGTAAAGTATGCCGTGGCTAACTTATACCAGTCGCGCCGACCCGAATATCTCGGGTCTCCAGGCTGGATATAGTCCCAACACGGAGCTACACCCAGCCGCTTCTTGTAAGGAGTCTCCCATTGTCTTATGGAGATCCTTCCACCGCGGCAGTGGCCTTTAATGGCCGGAGAAATACTGCACTGGAGTTCCAGAAGCAGCCTTCTGTTGGCACCTCGTCGCTGCATGGTCGACTTCTCGGTTGAGAAAGATACCTTTTGTAAAGGTATGAACCGTGCAACTCAAGCCCATTGTGTGCCTTATAGCACTTATAGACTTTATGTGTCTCTTTAAGACACTTCTCCGGAATCCTTATCCCACTATCGGGGTTCTCCCAAGGTGGAACAGCAACGTCCGGAACTGTTGACCTGAGGAACGAAATCGTTGTAGGTAACACGATTCCAGTTCGAACAGACCAATCAACGAGGTTGTTGATCAAGGCATACCTATCCTGAATCGTCTTAAGCGTTTTACAATAGACGCCACGGACGTTGAAGCCGTCAATCCAGTCGGCTCCACAGGACTCCCGAAATGTCCCATCGAGAGAGCAAAAGCTTTTCTCCATGTTAGGAATAAAGCCTAGCGCTCTAAGTAGTCTACAGACGGGCCCGTAGGCCTCGTCTAAAACTACGATGTCGTCGCCGAAAACCCCAAAATTAGGAAGTATCGGCGTTTGACTCAAGGAGTTAACCTCCCCGGTCTCGACATCCCGATACAAAGTCATCTGGCGTCCACCCTTGCGGATGGGTAAACCAAGTGCTTTGTACACGGCAAGGACAGCACATGCGAAAATAACCGTTTGAAGTGGGAAACAAAAATCATTTCCCATGGTTGCCATCATGTGCAACTCAACGGTTCCCCTATCTGTCACCGCTTTCCTAGACCGAAGGGCTTCCAGCCACAACAGACTGCTTCGTGGTATACACCAGAGGCAAAGGAGGTTAGCTAAGTAATCAGATGCGCTCTTCAAATCGATAGTCGCGTAGGATCCATTCGTACTACCGATCCGCGCCAACTCGGAGTTAATCCGGGGTTGGATTTGGAAATCGATTCCGAAGAATTCACGGATTCTCGATCTAAGTATTCCTGCGCATCCCTTCTGGAAGAACATATTCAGAGGGGGTTCGGGTTTCACAAGGCGAGATATTGATCTCTTTTTCGGAACAGCGGTCATTACCGTTGCTTCGAAGATCTCAGGTTTCCCCATTACGAACGCTCTAGCGATTTCGCAATCGAGCCGTAGGTGGTGATCCTTAACCCAATTGTCGTACAACTGCACGACAAAGGAGGAAGACGCACCCAGCGTTGATTCACCAATTTTACTGATGAAATCCGTGCCAGG